AAGAAGACTTTGTCCCCCGCCGAAAGAAAGCGGCCTACTACTGAGGAACCCCATGATCGAAAAAAGTTTATACCAAGCCCCAATAGGACTCGCCGTCATAGAGGAAGCGCCTTCAATTGATATTGAAATTGAGATCATCGGCAAAAATGAGGAGGCATCCGTTGAGGATGTGATGTCGCCAGACATTCCTTTTGATGCCAACCTTGCGGAACACATTGATCCTCAAGAATTGAGTTCAATTGCAAATGAATTGCTTGGTGACATTGAAGACGATCTGGCCTCTCGCAAAGACTGGATGCAGACCTATGTTGATGGGCTTGAACTCCTCGGCATGAAAATCGAAGAGAGATCAGAACCTTGGGAAGGCGCTTGTGGCGTTTACCATCCACTGCTCTCAGAGGCGCTGGTTAAGTTTCAAGCAGAAACCATCATGTCCACATTCCCCGCCGCTGGGCCAGTCAAGACCCAGATCATCGGCAAGGAAACTCCAGAGAAAAAAGAAGCCGCCACTCGTGTTCAGGATGACATGAACTATGAGTTGACGGATGTGATGACCGAGTACCGACCAGAACATGAGCGCATGATTTGGGGTTTGGGCCTCTCTGGCAATGCATTCAAGAAGGTCTACTTTGACCCTGCGCTTAACCGCCAAACATCCATCTTTGTCCCAGCCGAAGACATCATCGTCCCCTACGGCGCATCCTCACTCCAAACCTCTCCCCGTGTCACCCATGTGATGCGTAAAACCAAGAATGAGCTTGCTCGTTTGGTTCATCAAGGCTTCTACGTTGATGAGGAGCTTGGTGAGCCAAGCACCAGCCTTGACGAAGTGGAGAAAAAGATTGCCGAGAAGATGGGCTTTAAGGCAACCACAGACGATAGGTACAAGCTCTATGAAGTCCAAGTTGACCTTGACATCCCCGGATTTGAAGACTGCGATGAAGACGGAGAGCCAACAGGCATTGCCCTGCCATACATCGTCACCATCGACAAGGAAACCACAACCGTGCTGGCTGTGCGCCGCAACTGGCGACCAGAAGACGACACCCATCAAAAGCGAAACCACTTCGTTCACTATGGCTACGTCCCCGGCTTTGGCTTCTACTATTTCGGCCTAATCCATTTGATTGGCGCTTTTGCCAAGTCAGGCACATCGCTGATTCGTCAGTTGGTTGATGCGGGAACTTTGAGCAATTTGCCCGGAGGCTTTAAAACCAAGGGCATGAGAGTCAAGGGCGATGACACCCCAATCTCCCCCGGAGAGTGGCGAGATGCGGATGTTGCTTCCGGAACACTCAAAGACAACCTCTTGCCACTTCCATATAAAGAGCCAAGCCAAGTTCTGATGGCATTGCTGGCAAACATTGTGGAAGAAGGCCGCAGAGCCGCTGGCTCAGGCGATTTAAACGTGGCAGATATGTCTGCAAACGCTCCAGTTGGATCAACGCTGGCGCTGTTGGAGCGCACCCTGAAGGTGATGTCTGCTGTTCAGGCCCGTATCCACTACTCCATGAAGCAGGAATTGGTGTTGTTGCGAGACATCATCAGAGACTACACGCCAGATGAGTATGACTACGAGCCAGAAGAAGGTAGCCGTAGCGCCAAGAAGTCCGACTATGACTGCTGTGATGTCATCCCTGTCAGCGATCCCAATGCCGCCACAATGGCTCAAAAGATCGTGCAATATCAGGCGGTTTTGCAGTTGGCCCAAAATGCACCCAGTATCTACAATATGCCACAACTACATCGTCAGATGCTGGATGTACTGGGTATCAGGAATGCCCAAAAGCTTATCCCTCTGGAAGATGACCAGAAGCCTCGTGATCCATTGAGTGAGAACATGAATGCCATGATGAGCAAGCCGCTCAAGGCATTTATTTACCAAGACCACGAAGCTCACATTGCTTCCCACATGAACTTCCTGCAAGACCCCAAGACAGCGGCAATTGTGGGTCAAAGCCCCAACGCACAGCAAATCACCGCAGGTCTTCAGGCGCACATTGCGGAGCATTTTGGCTTCCAGTATCGCCAGCAAATTGAACAGCAAATTGGCGCTCCCCTGCCTTATATGGCGGAGGACGATGACGAACTGCCGCAGGAGTACGAAGTCCAGATCGCCCGTCTGGTAGCTCAAGCCAGTCAGCAATTGCTTCAAAAGAACCAAGCCGAAGCCGCTCAACAGCAAATTGCCCAGCAACAGCAAGACCCCATCATCCAAATGCAGATGCAGGAATTGCAACTCAAGGGCGAGGAAATCAAGCGAAAAATGGCAAAAGACCAAGCAGATACGGCCCTCAAACAGGCTCAATTGCAGGTCGAAGAAGCCAAATTGGAGGCTCAAACCAACTTGGAAGGCCACAAGCTGGGAGTCAAGATTGCCCACGAAAAGGCAACTTTGGCTCAAAAAGCAGAGGCAGAACAGGAAAAACTCAACCTTGGCGGTCACAGATTGGGCTACGAGATGGCCTCCTCCAAAGACCGTTTAAACAGAGAGTCGCTGTTCAAACTGCATGACGCAAAAACCAAACCCCCAACAAAACCAACGACAGGTGAATGATGGATAACTTTGACGTAATTGTTAAAAATATTGACGACAAAATTTATCAATTACGAGATTTTGTAGCCACAGGCAACGTAAGTGACCTGTCGGAATACAAAGCAACGTGCGGTCAGATTCGGGGTCTGCTGATTGCACGGGAATTCGTATTAGACCAAAAACAAAAATCGGAGAGATTTAATGAATGACTTCTCAAGTGTCGGCACGAGGCTGGCAGAAGAAAGTGCATTGAAAGAGGTTGCACCTTTGACCCACGAAGAAAAGGCAAAACAACTCCCCAATCCTTCTGGATACCGCATTCTGTGCGCCATCCCAGAGCAGGAGAAGGAATACGAGAGCGGCATCATCAAAGCCGAACTCACTGTACACAACGAGGAACTGCTGACCACCGTGCTGTTTGTGGTCAAGCTTGGCCCAGATTGTTACAAAGACGAAAAGCGCTTCCCCAATGGCCCTTGGTGCAAAGAAGGCGATTTCATTCTTGTTCGCCCTCACGCCGGAACCCGGCTTGTTATCCACGGCAAAGAATTCCGCATCATCAACGATGACTCCGTTGAAGGTACTGTGGAAGACCCCCGTGGCATCAAACGCAAATAAGGAGCGCACATGAGTACATACAAAGGCGAAGAATACAAGTTCCCCGATGAGCAAGACCCAGCTGACTTGGAGATTGAAATCGAGGATGACACCCCCGAGCAAGACCGTGGCAAAACCCCCTCAGACCCCAAGTTTGTAGAGGAATTGGACAAGGACGAGTTGGATGAGTATTCAGCCGCCGCCAAGCAAAAGATTGCCGCCTTCAAGAAGGTCTACCACGATGAACGCAGGGCGAAAGAAGCCGCTGACCGTGAGCGTGAAGAGGCTGTAGAGGTTGCCAGAAAGCTTTTTGAGGAAAACAAAGCCCTCAAAGGACGAGTAAGCAACACCGAAGGCTTTGCGATTAGCTCAATCAAATCCAATGCCCACGCCGCCCTTGAAAAGGCCAAGCGTGAGTATCGGGATGCGTATGAGTCAGGCGACACAGACAAGATCATCGAAGCCCAAGAGGCGATGACCGAAGCCAAGATGTCAATTGCGAACGCCGAGCGGGCTGAGCAAAACTTCAAGAGCCAGCCTGTTCAAGAAGAAGAATTTGTGGTACAAACGCCCCAACGGCCTAAACAGCCGCCCCGTGATCAGAAGTTTGAAAAATGGCGAGAGCGTAACTCTTGGATTGATACAGACTCTGAAATGCGAGCTTTGGCGATGGGTACACACGAGAGACTCGTTGCCGAAAACGGTGCTGGCTATGCCACAACTGATGAGTATTACAAGCGCATTGACGCAACAATGCGTAAACGCTTCCCCGAAAGATTCGAGGAAGACGAAGGAACGGAAATCGAAGTCGATTCCAAACCTCCCGCTCGTTCGAAACCGAGCATGGTAGTAGCCCCGGCCTCAAGAAGCACTGCTTCCAAAAAATTGAAGCTGAAGCCTTCCCAAGTTGATCTCGCCCGAAAACTTGGAATCACCCCCGAGCAATACGCCAAAGAAGTTTTAAAACTGGAGATTTGAGATGACAAAGACCGAAATAAACCGTTTAAGCCGTGATGTCGATACAAGAGCAACTTTTGAGCGCCCCAAGCAGTGGGCTCCAGCAGAACTCTTGCCCGAACCTGATAAGGAGCCGGGTTACGACTATCACTGGGTGCGTACTTCAACACTGGGTCAGGCAGACCCCCGCAATGTTTCGAGAATGTTGCGTGAGGGCTGGGAGCCTGTCCGAATTGAAGAACAGCCTAAATTCCAACTGTTAGTTGATCCCGGCAGTCGATATAAAGACAACATCGAGATCAGCGGGTTGTTGCTTTGCAAGACTCCAACTGAATTTGTGCAACAAAGACGGGCGTACTACAACCGTCAAACACAAGCTCAGACGGATGCTGTAGACAACAGCTTCATGCGTCAAAGCGATGCGAGGATGCCCCTTTTCAAAGAAGGCAAGTCTTCGACAACCTTTGGCAAAGGCTTTTAAACTTTTTGGAGTTTTTTCATGGCATATCCTACCGTCTCAGGCCCTTACGGCTTCCAACCGATCAATCTGATCGGCGGTCAGGTGTTCGCTGGTTCAACTCGAAATATCCCCATTGCTTCAGCCTCCGGCACATCCATCTTTGCAGGTGATGTTGTCCGTCTGAACACCGGTGGTACTTTGAGCCGAGCCGCTACGGGCACTACCTCCGCCACTGACGCAGTCGGTGTTTTCTTGGGTTGTTCTTACACAAACCCATCAACCAACCAAAAGATTTTCGCTCAATACTGGCCCGGTGGCACTGTTGCCTCTGATGCCGTTGGTATTGTTGCTGACGATCCCAACACTCTGTACAAAGTTGCTGTGCTGTCTACTTCGACAGCTGTTAGCGGCTTGACTCGTGCGGCTGTTGGTCAAAACGTGGCTTTCTTCTTGACCGCTGGTAGCACTACCTCCGGCGACTCTAAAGAAGGTGTGTACAACTCGACTGGTTCAACCACAACTTTGCCTTTCCGCATTGTTGATGTGGTTCCTGAAACCGTCAACGCTTCTGGCTCGTATACAGAAGTGATCGTCAAATTCAACTTTGGCGTTCACACTTATACATCCGCTACGAACGTAGTAACCGCCGCTTAAAGGAGCATCTAAATGGCTATTTCTCGTGCCCAACTACTCAAAGAACTGCTCCCCGGATTGAACGCTTTGTTCGGTTTGGAATACGCAACGTATGGTCAACAGCATAAAGAAATTTATGAAACTGAAACCTCAGAGCGTTCTTTTGAAGAAGAAACCAAGCTGTCCGGCTTCTCTGCCGCACCTGTCAAAAATGAAGGCCAAGCCATCGCTTATGACAATGCTCAAGAGGCGTTTACAGCCCGCTACAACCACGAAACCATTGCTTTGGGTTTCTCGCTGACTGAAGAGGCCATCGAAGACAACTTGTACGACAGCCTGTCTGCTCGCTACACCAAGGCTCTGGCTCGTGCAATGGCTTACACCAAGCAGGTCAAAGCCGCCGCCGTGTTGAACAACGGTTTCACCAACTCTGCCGCTTATTACGGCGGTGACGGTGTGCCTTTGTTTGCAACCAACCACCCCTTGGTTTCTGGTGGAACCAACAGCAACACCCAGTCAACCGCCGCAGATTTGAATGAGACTTCTTTGGAAGCCGCCATCATCCAAATCCAACAGTGGACTGACGAACGTGATCTGTTGATCGCCGCCAAGCCCAAGAAGTTGATTGTTCCTCCACAGCTTCAGTTCGTTGCAACTCGTTTGCTCGAAACCGAATTGCGTGTTGGTACAACCGACAACGACATCAACGCCATCAAGAACAATGGCTCTGTCTCTGAAGGTTACACCGTTAACAACTTCTTGACCGATCCAAACGGCTGGTTCCTGACCACCGATGTTCCCAACGGCATGAAGCATTTCGTTCGCACCCCGCTGGCTAACAGCATGGACGGCGACTTTGATACCGGCAACGTCCGCTACAAGTCCCGTGAGCGTTATAGCTTCGGCTGGTCTGATCCCCTCGGTATGTGGGGTTCACAAGGCGCTTGATGCCCTTGGAAAGAAAGGCTCCTTCGGGGGCCTTTTTTTTGCGTTTAAACCTTGTACGCTGTTTAAATGTGGTGTATAAACTAGGTATCTGGGCTTTCACTTACATCAACCGCCCCAGCGGACAGTGCAATGATGATGTAGGGACTTTTGCATAAAGGAATTATTATGGGATTCGCAACTCACCTTGGCCCTTGGTTGTTGGGCACTGTTAAAAACACCACTGGCACAACTGCCGGATCAATTCGCAACATGGGCGCTACTACAGTTAGTCAGTCCGCAAATGTCGTGTTTGGCACTTTGACTGGAACTGCTTTTGTTCTTCCTGCTGGCGCTCAAATCACCGACATCAAAATTGTCACCACTACCGTA